TAAGATTATGAATTGTATCATTATTAGCATCAATATATTTTTTTTGTCTTTCAAAATTTTCATCAATATATTGATGAATCTCTGAATTTTTGGCAATTATAGTTTCTAGGTTGAGATGTGGAAGTTCAACATAAACATTATCTCGGTTATCACTACTTACAAGACTCTCAATTTTTTCACGAAGAGCATCGGCAGTGCGAACTTCTGGTTCTTGTGAAGAAAGATCTGGTATTGTTTGATTTCCACTAGAATTTCCGGAAGATTCTTCTGGTTGTTTTGATTGTGAAGGCTCTTGTCTGTCGTTCTCACTTTCTTCGGTTTCTCCCGTCTGTTCACCAGAAGAGGAATTACCTTGTTGTTCGGAATCGTGAGAATCTAGATTAGCAACCTTTTGTTGTTTCTGTTGTTCTTCCTTACAATACTCATAAAGTTTCTCTGCGGCAATAATCACATCTGTAAAAGTTTCACAGGAATCAATACACTCAACAATTTCTTTTTCTTTGGAATTAAAATTTAAAGGAGAAAGAAAATTACCAATCTTAAAGTAAAGGTTTGTTTTATCAGCAAGATTTAAGGTTTCTAAATCTTCATCAGCAATCTCAAAAAAGTCTTGATCACTTAATTCTTTATATCCATTATAAAAAGTCTTTGCAAGTCCCTCATACTTGCGTTTCATTAATTTTTCAATACGGGCATCTTCTACAATATTCACAAACTGTTGAGGAATTGTAGTATTCTCAAACCAGTCATCATCGGGAGTAAAAAGAGCATGGCCAACTTCGTGTCCTACAAGCAAATCATATACAGTATTACTTGCCTTATCCCACAGAGGCAAAGTCAGAACACGAGTATGAACGTTAAAACAAGCAGTAGAAACTTTTTTGTGCTCTACCACAAGATCCTCAGTAGCAAGAAGTTTTGCAAGTTGAGATTTAATTTCGTGATTAACTGGCATGAGTTTTGTTTTGTTTGCACTTATAATACAACGAAAGATTAATCTTCAAACAACTGTTGTGCCACCTTATAAAGTGTCTACCCTACGATTCAATTCGACTAAATCCCTTCACTTTACAAAATTTTATCACACTCTCAAATTTATCTTCAAGTCCAGTTTTATGGGAAATTACAAATATATTAGCATCTTTTACAACGTATTTAATAATTTTAAGAAATTCATCAGTTCCAAATCCATCTAAAGAAGAATCAAAAACTTCATCCATAATCAAAAGATTTGTATTTACAGAATTTTTAAATCTTGCAACTTCACGCCATGTAAAAAGAAGTGCTAAATCTATTCTCATTTTCTCACCTTCACTAAAACTTTCATAAGTAAAATCTTCATGAATTGGAGATTGAATTGTTTCATTAAACTCATCATCCAAAGTAAAGTTAATATAAAAATCCAACATTTGCAAATAACGATTTACCTGTTGATTCATCAATGGTAAATACTTCTTAATAATTTTAGACTTAACACCACCATCTTTCAACAATCCATATGCAAAATCATAATGATTAATTAAATCTTTTTTAATCGCCAATTCATCATAGGTTTTTTGAAGACTTTCTCTGAAAGATTCTAGTTTTTCATTTTCAGTATTTCTATTTTCAAATTGATTGGTAATTTTTTGAATTTCTGATTCAAAATCTCTGATTTGTCTTTGACATCCAGAGATTTTAGTATTGTTTTGAGAAACTTCATGCGTAAGTTTTGTGATCTCCTTAGAAAGAATGGTAAATTGACGCTCTCTTTCTTCTTCATCCTTAATAGTTTGCTCAAGTTCTTGATAACCTGATTGCAATTCTTTTTGTTTTAATTGAGATTCGTCTATTTTATCTAGTCTAAATTTTTCATCAATCTCTTGAGTGCAAGTGGGGCATACCGTATTCTCAGTAAAGAATTTATGCTCTTTATTAATACAAGATACTTTTTGAGATATTTTACCTTTTAAATTTCCCAACTTACGAAGTTTATCTGATGCACCAGTAACCTCTTCTTGTTCTTTTATATATTTAAAAACACTCTCCTCAAGTGAAGAATTTTCTCTCATATAAATATCAACTTCAGAATCTAGATTAGCAATCTTTTGTTGATTATCATTTATCTTGGAATTTCCACGATTTTCCAACTCCTCAATAAAGTTTCTCTGCATTTCAACCTTATCAAAGAGAGATTCTTTTTTTAAATCTAAAGTTTTTATTTCTTCACGAATTTGACGAATCTTTTCTTTAATTACCATATTCATAGAAGAGAATATTTTAATATCTAAAAGATCCTCAATTACTTCTCGTCGATTAGCGGCAGAAAGTTGCATAAAAGGAACAAAAGCAGTTGATCCTAAAATTACAATCTGAGTAAAAGACTTATAATTCATTTTGAGAACTGTTTGTTCTAACCACTTTTGCTGATCTATAACAGCAGAAGTTTGATCCAAAATCTTATCATTTCTAGAAATTTGAAAAATATTTGGTTTGATTCCACGAACAACTTTCCATTCAGTATTTCCAATTAAAAAATAAACTTCAACAACACAATCTTTTTCATTAACAGAATTAATAAGTTGTGCTTTATTAATTTTTCGAAAAGGTTTTCCAAATAATGAAAATGTAAGAGCATCTAAAACAGTACTTTTTCCAGCACCATTTGTTCCAATAATTAAATTAGTAGAATTTAAAGTAAAATCAATTTCAGTATATTGATTACCAGTACTTAAAAAATTTTTCCAACGAAGTTTTTTAAAAGTTATCATTTTGTTTTGGGGGTATTACAATGTCATTTTTAGTAATAATTGTATATCGATATGAATATAATTTACAGGTTTTTAATAAAACCTCATTTTCAATTTCAATTACTCTCATTTTTGGATATTCATTTTCTTCTAATAATAATGCATATCTTATAGCGTCATCCTCCTCCTCAAAAAGATATAATATCTTATCACCATCTGCATCAACAACTGCATATACACCTTCACTTTCCTTTCCGTAAATTGTAAGTATAAACATTATACAATCTCACACGCCTCTTGATAAATCTCTTGAAATAATTTTTTTATACTAGATTTATCAAAATTTATTTCTGCTTCTTCCACATATCTATTCAATATAGAAAGAGTATCTTCAGATTCAAATGCCTCAAAGTTTTCATTTTCTTCAACTAAAAAGTTTTCAACTATCTTAAGTTCTGCAACATTTGAAGAATAAAGTTTATCAATAAACTTTTCAAATTTTTTAACATCAGATTTTTTTCTGACAATTACTTTTACAATTTTATTTTCATACTTACGAGTATCAAAAGTTTGATAGTTTGTATCAGAATAATAAATTATATGATACATTCTATATGGATTATTTACTGGGACATGCTCCAAAGTTTCGGTGTCGAAAATATGAAATCCACGAGTATCATTTGCATCATTCCAAAACATTTCGTATGGATTCCCCAAATAATAGACAATTTCATTATTGGATCGAGTGTGATAATGTCCAGAAAATACTTTTGTAAATCCATCAAAAACCACAGAGTCCATACCATCATCCATTATATGTCCATGATGTGCTTGAAACCCATTTAATTCTAAATGACCCATTGCAACTTTACAACCACCAGTTTTAATTAGTCGTAAAGTTCTTTCTTCATTATTTACACAAATCCAAGGAATAAATAATACATTTAAATTTCCAAGTTTTACAATTTCTGGATCACTATAAGTTTTAATATTAGAATAATTTTGAAGAAGTAATGAAGGAGAATTTATACTATTAGTATTTTTATAATATGCATCATGATTTCCCACTAACATATGAACATCATATTTTAAAAGAGGATCTAAAACTACTCTTTTGGTCCATTCAAGACTTTGATAATCAATTGATTTACGACTGTCAAAAGCATCACCAAGATGCAATACAGTAGTAATATTTTCTTTTTCTAAAGTTGGAAAAAATATATTTTTATAAAATGCTTCAAAATAATCTTGAAATAATTTAGATCCCTTACGACAACCATAATGAGTGTCTGTAATAATTGCTACTCGCATTAGTATCTAAGTTTATTGTAGACTGCATCTTTGATAGAATTATAATCCGAAGTATTGGATCCGTCAACCCCATCATCGGAGAAAACTTCAGAAAATCCTGTTCTTTCAAGAATTTTATTTTTAATTTCTAATTGCTTTTTTTCCTGTTGTATTCTTCTTAAAAAAGCATAATAAATGATTTGAGTAAAATAAGCAAAAGGATTTTGAGATTTTTCTGGATCAAAATTATTAATATATCTCACACAATTTTCGATACCATCACAAATCATATCATCTTTAAACATGTAGTTTACAAAATTTGGTTTAAAGGAAAGATGATTTGCAATTTTTAAAAAACACTCTCCAATATATCTTGGTATTTGTGGTTTTGCTTCTCCAAGATCTTTTGCAATTTGCAAGAGTTTTTTATACTCAATCATGGCATCAAGAAATTCTTTATTGTTGACATAATGTTGTGATCTATTTTTCTTAGTCATAACTGTAGTCGTAATCATTTTAATTGCTTATCTAATATGTAGTTATTATAACATCAATTAAAACACTTGACAAGGTATTCAAACATCTGTATAATTACCTTTGTGGAGGTTGAAAAACATAGTACTAAGTACTTAGAGTAATTAATAATTATTATAAAGGTTCTCTAGGGTTTTTTTAGCATCATCAACACTAGAGACATAACCCATTTCTTTAGTTAATTTACTATAATTAGTATTCATCTTATCAACTTGTCTAAGATAACTTTGATGTAACTCAACCATTTCAATATCTGAAGATTCAGAAAGAGTTAAAATATCATCAAGTTTAATTATAAACATATCTTCTGTTGTAGTTTTTAACCAAGGTTCTACTTTATATCCCACTACATTAGATTTTCCTTTTAATTCAGTTACTACAATAGGATTTGATATAATTAATAAGGTACGATCTTCTTCTTCTATTGCGGCTGCAATACAGAAAATTTCTTCACCAGTCTTTAGTTTAATTGTTGCGTAAAAATCGTCTTCAATCATTTTTCTAATTTAACGTTAATTATTTCATATTGAAAGTTTTCTTCATTATAGATTTTAATTCTTTCAATCAAATGATTGAGAGTATAGTTTTTTCTAGTTTTTGTACTAATATCATCAGCAATGTCATAAAGTAAAGCTCCAGTTTTATTTTTTCCTTTTCTTAAAACTCTTCCAATACTTTGTAAATTTCTAATTCTTGATTTACTTGGAGAAGCAAATATAACATTATGAAGATTTTTAATATTAATTCCTGTTGAAAATGTTCCATAAGATGCTACAATAATAGCATCAGTTTCTTTTTCAGTAATTGCTCTAACTTGTTCCCTTTCTTCAGTGTCCACTCCACCGTGAATAAAAAAGATTTTTCTATTTTCACTTGCTCTACTATTTATCATCTCATATAAGTGAGCACCATGAGTTTCAACTCTACTATAAAGAATTAAACTGTTTCCTTTTAAATCCAATGATAAATTGCAAATGAATTTGTTTCTTTTTTCATGTTGAATTAAATATTGAATTTCATCTTCATAAGTTTCAAATTTACATTCCTTATGTTTTAATAATAAAACTTTAATGTTTAATTTTGAAAGATGTCCCTTTTCAATCAATTCATGAGTTTTTGTAGTTTTATATGATGGACCAAACAAACCTTCCAAAACCCATTTATGAGTTTGACTTCCATCTAAAGTTCCAGTAAATCCAAATCTATATTTCGCATTATCAAGTTTTGTCATAATTGATATGAGTGATTTTGATTTAAATAAATGTGCTTCATCTCCAATTACAACTTCGTAATCTTCATAGAATGATCTTTCCAATTTATAAATTGATTGCCATGTAGTAATTGTAACAGGCATATCACTTTCCTTTTCTCTTCCTGAATAAACCTTATGGCAATATAATTCTACATTCCAACCATAAGATTTGAAATCTTCATACATTTGCTCCACAAGACTTGTAGTTGGAACTATTAAAAGTGTTTTTTTTTCTTTGTCCGTATAATATCGAGTTAAAGCATAAATCATCAAACTTTTTCCGGATCCAGTTGGACTTACCAACAACTTTCGATTGTGTCTTAAAGCATCATAAACACCAGAAATTTGATAGTCTCTTGGATCCAAATTGCAAATTGATTTAATATAATCTTTAGTTCCTTCTTCGGAAATAAATTCATTTACTTCAAATGGTAAACCATAAAATTTATTTTCTTCAAATTCATATGAATAATTATATTGATCACACAAAGAAATAACTTTATCAAGAAGACCACAATATATTTCTCCAGTATGTGTAGATAATAATCTTATTTCACCATTCCAATATTTTCCTCTATACTGGGGCATAAATTTTGCTCCAGGTACTTCAAATGTAAAATGTGAAGAAAATTCATATAATATGTGTGACTCGCATATTAGTTTGATATAAATTTCATTCTTTTTGATTATTTTAATATCAACCATATCCAGCCTGAAACTTCATAAATTCCACAGCATTCTTAATTTGGTAAGTGCGATTTGCAATTACTTTTAGAATGTCCTGTAAGTAATTTATAAGAGTTTCATAATAGTCAATTTTTAAACATATTTCCGAAAGTTTTTCATCAGCATCCAAATATTTTTGAAGGGTATCCTTATCTCTTATCTTTTTTGGAAATGGATTCTCTACATAAATTTCTGGATCTGCTTTTCCAGAATAATACTCAAATCTTTCATGTCTAATATTTTTTCTTTGTTGCTCTGCTTTTGCTTTTAATAGGATAATATTGTTATATAATTCATAATATTTTGCATGTAATTGTGGTATTTTCAGAGATTCTTCATGAAGATTATCTCTATCAATTATGCAGTCTTGAGACCACATTTTTTGTATCAATTCTAAATTCATACTTTGGTGTTAAATGTATTCATTATATCATATAAAGTATATTTGAAATTTACTGTTGCTGTAAAGTAATTTGTATCTGTAATGGTAGCATCAAATATTAAAGTTGATAGTGATATTGGAAATAGTTGATAAAATTTTACCAAAAATTTTGGATTTTGATTACTATCTAAAATTTCTAAAGTTCCATCTGAATAATATTGAATATCTGTATTATTAACTGTTGGTGGATTATAATCATTTTCACTTTTTAAATTTGCAATTTCTTGAATACTTTCTGGATATCCAAGCCCTCGCATCCAATTGTGAATTTGAGTATAATTTTTCATATCTTCGTCTACAATAAATTGTAAAGAAAAATCTTCATAAGTTAATTTATCACCTGGAATGTCAATATCTTTCAAATAAGTTGGTTGAATTGCAGTTCCTAAAGTAATTCCTGGCAAGTTTGCTTCATTAGAAAAAAAATCAACTTGAGGATAATTTGCTAAAATAAACTTAAATCCTGATGGAGATAAAAAATTTCTATTTTTTATTTGTCTATTATATGGGTTTTTTATTGCCATTTTTTGAAGTATTTAGACAAAAAAAGAGGGTCCTTTTGAGACCCTCCAGAATTTTGTGAGAATAACTCACATAAGGTTGGTAACAGCAACACGTCTGTAGTAACGGTTTGCGTTAGGATATAGACCACCCATACCTTGGGATGTGCCAGCAGCGAATGGGTTGGCAACCATACCATAACGAGTCTTAAACCCGATTTTTGGTTGGAAGGTATTCTCACCAACGGCACGAACCATTTGGAGAGGAATATATGGGCAGTAGAAGATACCTGCGTCATAAGGTGAAGAACCTTTATAACCTACAACGTAGTAATGAGTTGAAGCTACGTTAGCAGCATAAGGATCAATATAAACACGATACTTACCATTAATTGTTCCAGCAAAAGTATTGCCAGTGTCATCAACGTTAAGATTAGCATTGAGTGCAGGAGTGTAATCGAGCACACCAGCCATGGTCAGTGCTGAAGCAACGTCAGCAGAGCACATGATGATGTTGCCCTTTCCACGACGAGTTCTTTGTGCGATTGCGTTAGCATCACGCTCGATTTGGAAAAGAAGTCCTTTGAATTTCTCAACTGACCAACGACCGTTTGAATCAACGTCAAGGTCGAATGTGCCAGCAGTGGCAGTACCAACAGCAGCACCAGATTCAGCAACCTTATAGATGGTTCTGATAACTTCACGGTTGATTTCAGCAAGAATCTCTGTTGAGAGAATGTTTGCCAATTCCGCTTCAGCATTCAGACCATGAATTGCCTTAAGGTCTTGTGCAAGCTCAAGTGAATACTCGGCTTTCAGAGCGCGTGACTTTGCAGTTACGGTTACCTTCTCGATTGAGAAAGCCATCTCGTTAAACTGAGCACCACCAGAAACTCCAAGATTCTCAGAATCTCCAGTAACCATACCCTGACCTACGTTGTAGGTTCCTGGAACTTGACTTGATTCTGGGTTGAGAAGACCTGGGTTAGTTCCTGATTGTGAAGTAGTACCAAAACCAGATGTTGCTGAAGAGAATCCTGCAGTTGCACTGAAGTTTGAGTTTTCTCCAGAGAATGCAGTATCTACTTCGTTGAAGAATGCTTCTGTGCCAGACTGATTAACATAACGTGAGCGCATTGCAAAGATGAGTCCAGTAGGACCATTCATTGGTTGCACACCAGCAAGATCATAAGCAACCAGATTAGGCATCGAGCGTCTAATCAGGGAGATCAAAACTGGATCAAAACCAGCAACAGGACCAGATGTAGTAGCAGACCCGCTAAATGCGCCTGAAGCGCCAGCAGCGTTGCCTGACATGGTTGGGGTTTCGTAGAGTCCAACAGGGGACTCATACATGAAAGCTCTTTCCTCTCTGAGGAATTTTTCTTGGTTTTCGAGGAGGGCAGCAGTTACCGCTCTACGATGGGGATCTCTAATTGTATCAAGACCGTCATAATCTAGAAGTGGTTTCCACTTCTCTTGAATTTGGTGAATGTTATCAAACATTTGTTTTTACCTTGTTTTTGTTTGTGGGTTTGTTTATAATATTAAATTCATTTCTTAGTGACAGCAGACAGAGCATTCAAATAAGTTGCCATAGTACCAGTGTATTCTGGTTGACTCTCAACACTTTCATTTAAATTGTCTGAATTTCTGTTTTGATTTACTACTCTTGGGAAATAAGATTCCTTTAGAGTTTCAACTCTTTCACGAAAATCGTTTTCACCCTCAAACTCAACATTTTCAGCAAGAGAAGCAAGTTTTTCTTTTTGAGTGATCGTTAGACCCTCAGATATCTCGCTAACAATCCCATCAGCAACTGATTCCGCCAGTCTCTTATTCAGAGAAATATTTCTTTCAATTTGTTCGTTGAGTTTTGTTTCCATTTCATCAAGTTTATTAACCATAGTATGGACTACATCATATTTATCTTCAGGGATTGATACATAATGATCTTCAAAAAGTTGTTTCATTCCCATAAGGAATGATTCAGTAAGCTCGGACTTGAGCCCGTGCTCAATTGCAAGTTGATTCTCTTCGATCCATTCTTCAGAAACATATTCTAAGTAAGAATCAACCCTATCTTGAAACTCTTCTTTAATTTCTTCAATTTCTTCATTAAGTCTTTCAACGTATTGAGATTCAAGTGCTTCTTTAATTTCGTTAACTTTGGATTTCAGAGCAGCTTCAAAGATGGTTTTTGCCTTTTCTTTGAATTCCTCTGATAAATCTTCTCCACTAATTAACGCATTTACATCACTTTCGATGTCATACTCTTCTTCCATATCTTCATCATCATCATCTTCACTTTTCTTTTCATCATCATCATCTTCTTTATCTTCCTCTTTTTCTTCTTTCATTTTTTTCATTGCCTCTGCAGCCTTAGCACCCCTAGTCACAACATCTCTTACTTGCTTCAATGTTGATCCTGGGGACATTTTTGCAGAATCGTCATCTGGTTTATAATTTTCTGGAGTTGGTCCTCCACAGTCTTCCCAACTTGCAGATTGACCATCAGGAATATTTCCTGTTAAATGTGGCATTGGTTCTGCAGCTTTAGCATTCGCATTCACAGCAGTACGAGATTGAGCGGTGCCTGTTTCCATTTCTTGTAAGTTTTTACCACGGGACATTTGAACTCTCCGATTTACCTATG